CCGCGTTCCCTCCCAGCGCACTCGAATTCGCGGCAAGTGTCGCGGTCGAGGCATTTCCCGTTAGTGCTCCTGTAAATAAAGGGGAGGTCATTGAGGTAGTTGCAATGAATTGGTTAGCCGTGTAGTTGTTCGCCGCCACGACAGCACCGACCGGCCCCGCCAGAATTGCAGCGTTCATTTGGGCATAATTGACTGAATCCGCTGCGCCGGTTCCATTCGACAAATTAACAATTTTATTAAGGCCGAGATTAAAATTCGCCCCCATAGGGGTCTGACCGTCCGAACAAATGGATTTGGTCATTTCCGTGGCGATATCGTTCGTGAAAGCGTTAAAGGTAACACTGGCGATTGACGTGCCGGTAACGACCGGTTGGCCGGTGGGTAGGTTGTAGGTTCCTGATCCGTTACGTGGCATAATAGGCTTTCGTCGTTAAAACTAAGTCACTTCACAGTGAATAGGTGGTCAAAATGGATGCAGGGCAAATTGCAGGTTTTGCGGCTTTTATTGGTATATTTTATTATTCAATCCTTCGTATTCTCGCATTATGGTTTCATAAAAGAAATTTGAAAAGAAAAATGCGTGCCGCTTTAAAAAATTAGTTGCTATCCTGTTTTTGCTTCAATAGCTGCGCATACGCCTGCGCCATCGCTGAATTATTCAAATTAACTGGAATCGCACCGCCGTTTGGCTGTGCCGTCATATTTCCGACGGTATCTCCCAAATTCCCATTAAGCGACCTCGCGACCAGTGAACTTTTCTGAAAGGATTGCAATCCTTTGCCTATGTAGGGAATTTCCTGCAACATTTTCATTGCGGCGCTTCCCGTATTTGAAAAATTAACCGGCGAATAAGCTGGGGGTGAATTGATATATGAGCCGACCCTACCGATTGTGTTTAAATCGTCCAATTTATCTGGCGAATAAACCGATTTAAGCAGGTCCGGACCCATTGTTTTATTTAACGCCGTGGCATACGCATTTGGAGAAAAAACCCTGTCGCCAGCAGCATTTGTCCCGAAAGCAGATGCATTTAGTTTGTTGCCCACCTGTCCCTGAATGGCTTGCATCGCGTCCGGGGAAGTGGTTTTAATGAGGTTAGTCAGATTTTTAACATCGTCAACGCCCCCGTTAATTACGTATTTATTCGCAAAATTTTCTGGGGTCGTATTCCCATATACTGCATCTGCCAAAGCTGGCACCTGATCATGCAACGCGAAACGTTGCGCAGCCAGGGCGCGCGCTGGGGCAAAAACTCCCCCCTGATCGTCGGCGCTTAGCACTGCGTTTTTGACAGAATCGGATAATTTCCCAAGGGCGAGATTTGTCGCAGGGTCGATTCCCTTATTACTGTTTATATTTTTCAGAAGGTTCTCGGCGTCTTCTACAGAAAAAACCTTGTTTTGCATGCCGGTGTTAAGGCCCAGTGAGTTGAAATTATTTTGGACACCGCTCGGCACCTTATCTCCAAAATTATGCAGAACGTCTGCATAGTCCTGCGCGACTCCCTGGAGAGGGACGTTTAGAGCTTTCCCAGATGATTGCGCCGCCTGCTTGTAAGCATCGCTTACGCCTGCTTTCATCGTTTTATCGATGTTCTGCAATGCAGGCTTTATAACGTTCCCAGCCTGATATGGCGTCTGATTGGAGGCATAAGAATCGAGCATATTGGCTAATTGCTGATTCTGGGTGGAAAAACGTTGCAATAAAGGCGCTCCCACCGTCAGCCCGCGTAAATTTTGCTCGTCGGCAAATAAGCCAGGATCGCGGGTAATTTGTCCCAGAGTCGGCTGCATGCCTAACGATCTGAACTCCGCTGAACGCGCCGCCGCTGTTGGGTCTGCGCCAGGGTTATTCCGAAGGAAGTTATCCGTTGAATCCATCATTTCAGCGGCTTTGTCTGGAGAGATACCGAATGGAGACTGGCTATTTACTGTGTTTGTGCCGCCTTCGGCGTTCGCAGTATATTGCGGAATCGCGCCCGGTGCGACGGATTCGGTCGCAGTCGGCGCCAGGTTTCTGCCGGTCATTTTCATAAAACTGCCCAGTCCCGAACTTCCAACCGCGCCCAGGCCGCCTCCCGCTAATGCTGCGCCCATCTGCCATCCGGGACCTAACCCGGCTTCTTTCGCGCCCTGCGCCGCTTCTGCACCGGTTGAGGCAGCGGCAAGCTGATTAACTGGCGCCACGGTTAGTGCGCGCCCAAGTGCCGACGCAACTGGGTCGGCTGACTTTAAAAACCAATTACCGGCCGCGAGGGTTGGTGAGACTCCTGCCATCGCAGATGCGCCTGCGTTGGTTATATTTTCCAGCGTGTTTTTGGGTTGTGGAAATCCAGCTTTATTTTCCGCATCTTGGATAACCTGGGATGGCATAGCTAGTTGTGGTATCTTAGTCCCGGTCAATTCATTGATGCCTGTCGTTCCAAGATTGATTGCACCATTCAGCGCATTTCCCACAATCGCGGGTAATCCAGTGATCCCTGTCACGGCGTCACGCGCAAATAATCCAGTCTGACGACCTAATTCGCCGCCGTATTTTTCCCACACCGTAGGTTCTGCCGGTTTCGTGTCCGGGGCATTTTTTAATGCTTCCCACGCCTGATCTGCCTGCGTTCCTGCCGGTGCGACCGCATCCGAAGGCGCGGCCTGTTGCAACGCCTGCCATGCTAAATCTGCCTGGGTTGGCATTATTTCACCCATCCGGGATGATCCTGCGCATATTGCTTATATTGCGCAATCCAGGCAGGTGCGTTTGCCCCCTGAGATTTCAAGAATGACATTTGTTCATCCTGGCTCATTCGGTTGAAATTGAAATTATCTGGCTTATAGACCTGTGACCATTGCGATTTTGCGGCCTGCGCAGCATTAGGATTGCCGTTTGCAGCTTCCTTTGCATACGCATCCTGTTTAAACTGTGCTCCCGCTGCGGCGGCGTCATTTTGTCCCAAAACATAGCGTATAGCCCCTTGCAGAGCTGGAAGGCTCATTGTGTCAGCGTTTGGCTGCCCGGCGCTAAATCCTTCCATCCTTGCATCTGAGCCGGTTGCCCCAGTTCCCTGCGCTGCCTGCTGCAATGAATTTGCCAGATATTTATGCAAAAGTTGATAGGAGGTATTTGAGTCACCGCTAATTTTTGCCCCGGTCGCATTGTTAAACGCAGCAATGACGTCATTAGTTTTCGCCGTTCCTGCTCCTGATGCATTTACCAGATTTGATTGCCGCAGCGCCGACTCAAGGCCAGATATTGACCCTTTTGCTTGTTGAACTACCTGCGGCAATTGTGCGAACTCGTCTGCACTTGCCTTTTGCACTGCTGCGTCGGTTGCGCTCGGGCTAGATAATATTCCAGGCCGCGACATGGGAATTGTTGGAGCAGAACCCGGGGCCGCTAAATTCGACCCTCCCGGCACCCCCGCACCCGGGCTGCCCCCTCCGACCAGAGCGCCACCAAACCCACTGGAAGTCCCCCCCATAGGATTTGGTATGCCCGTAAATATGGTATTCGCCTGCTTCGCCCCTTGCTCTGCCCCTTGGATTGCGGCATTAGCGGCACTGTAGTTGGGAATCTGGTTAGCCGACGTAGCGACGGTTTGCCCGTTTCCGTCCGTTTTAAAATTAAGGTTAATTCCCTCGGATGCTTTCGGCGCATAGGCGATTAATGCATGCGTCAATGGGTCGAGCAACGGTGTCCCCATCTTCGCATCAATCGGCGCAATGTAATTGGCCTTTGCTAACGCCGCCGCATTCGCCGCCGACGGGTCCAGACCTGCTGCGAGTGCCTGCGCGGTTTGCGTTGGAAGCAGTTTATTTTCATATGCTGCCGTTTTCATACCGACTGGCAGACCGTCTGCATCTTTTCCGAAATCTGTTTTATCTAAAACATTTTCCATCAAATTAGAAGCTAATTGATTATTACCTGAGAGTGCGGCAGCAAGGGCCGCAGCGCGCCGGGGATCACCTGTGGGCTGTGCAGGTGTTGCGGGAACTGGGTTGGCCACTTGCTGCGTCGGTGCAGATTGCAACGCACCATTTATTAATTGAAGGGGAGGGGCAGAGTCGCCAGAAGGCTGCGCTGCTGGCGCACTTGAATTTTGTCCCGCATTGTCGCCAAAATAGACCTTGCGTAACTGGTCTGCCATGCGCTGTCCCATTTGCACGTTTAAATCGGATTGTTTTTGGTCAAGATCACCCTGCATGGAATGCGCGGCCAAACCGTCAAATATTTTAGACAGTCCCATAATTGGACTTTGTTTAATGGCCCTATCGCCAATTACCTGCGTCTGGTCCATCGGGGTAAGGGATTGCTGGCGCAGTAAATCGGCCATTTGCTGCTGACGCTGCAATTGCGCCTGCTGGCTCATCAAATCGGGAGCAATCACGCTGGTCATTGGTGAGGAAGGCGCAATAGGTTGAATAAACTGGTTTGCCATTTTTTACACCTATAGGGTGAAGATTGAATCGCCTAATAAACTCCAAAGGCCATCCGCTGCCGCGCTGCCCGCCGACGACGCCAGGCCGCTGTTTGCTGCGGCGCTTCCAAGACTGTACAAACCAGCATTGGCCGCGTTAGTCTGGCCAACCTGCGCATTATAAAGGCCCAAGGCATTTGTCCCTTGAGACTGTGCCGCCCCGCTCAGATTGGCGCCTGCTGTCGTTTGCTGCACCGGAGTTGAGCCGAACGTTGGATTAGTTACTGCGGCGCCGCTGCGGATTCCGTTCAGCATCGTCAACGGCTGATTTTGGAGGGCTAAATCGGTGTTCAGTGCCTGCGCCTGCGTCGAATTTCCCACGTTAATGCCGTTTAAAGTTGCCTGCGTGATCAGATTATTGTCCGAGCTGTTCTGCACTCGCATGGCGTTTGTATATGCTTCTGAACCCGGTGCAATTCCCTGATTAGCCAGTTGAGTTTCGGTTGCCTGGTCCTGCTGGTTGATAATGGGCTGTTCCATTGCCATCATGGCTTGCTGACCCGTCTGCCCAGCATTCACAGATAACGTCGGCAAATCGGACGCCGTTACCGGATTATTCATGGCATTCTGGACCTGGCTTACTCCCTGGCTCTCTAAGTTACCCAGTCCGAGGCTTGTAGAATTTTGCTGATTAAGGAGCGCCTGTTGTGCAGGTGACAGCGTGGTGGTAGAGGTCCATTGATTTGTGCCAGGTGTTTGCGTGTAGGTCAGATTGCCGTTTGGTCCCACCTGATTGACCATATTCGCCGCTTGCGCTTCTTCTGCGGCCTGTAAATTTCCTGCCGCAGTCGCGTTTGCGGCGCCTACATAATCAGGCTGCGCCGGTGCAGATGGCGAGGATTTAAAAACGCGCAAGTTTCCCGCAGCGTCTTTTCGGGGCAGCCAAAAAATCAGGTCGTCAAGGTTTCGCATTTTTTCATCCATTTACATTCAGATTTCAGCATCCGGAGAATAATTCCGTCTTTTTTGCCATACCACTCTTTTAAGACGCCTTCCTCAATAAAGCCGAGCCCCTTGTTTAGCTTGATCGCAGCGGTATTATCGCACTCAATGACCGAAGTTACGCGATTTTTCTGTGCGGTAACGAACGCATAATGAAAAACAACATCGAGAAACCGTCGGCTTAGAAACTTAGGTGAAACACTTGCAACACTCAATTCCACACCCGTTTCCGTGAACCGGTCAAAAACGACGACCCCTAATATTGTCCCGTTTTCTCCCAGGCTGCTGATACAGACGCACGATTTCGGCTCAAAACAGACATTCAAAGTTTCGTTTATAAAATCAAAATATTCCTGTTTTTGTTCAATCGATATCACAGAACGCCCCCAGGCGTGTACATAATATCGGTCGCCATCCATTGCAATTGGAAATTAGAAAATCCCCCGGTCATATGGGGCGACAATGCGTAACCGTTCGCGAAGGCCGTTTGCCAGTCCTTTTTAATGGTTAGTGCGCCGCCCCAAACGGAGCCGTCGTCCCAATCGTTCGTGTCCCATACACCGGTGCCGGTCGGGACAGGCTGAAACAAAGGAATGCCCATCGGATCGGAGGTGTCGTAATCAGCGTTAACGCCAAACAGAATTGTCGGATTTCCATCTGTAGCAATAACAGGTCTTACCATTTGCACCTGCTTTTGCTGGCCCGGCGCATCCAGATACGAAAATGCCTGCTGTGCGTCGAAATTGATATTTTGTCCCAGATCAGCGTAAGTATCCCATGCCAGGCAAACCCCACCATTGACCCCGAAATACAGCGAGTTTGCATTCAGTTCAAAACAAAAAGCATTCCAGCCGATAAACCTGGACCACGCACCGCTAATGGTATTCATAACAAGCTGGTATGACTGGGTTGTGCTAATTGGCACATTCAAAATGAGCATGTTTTGCGGAGGAAATAAATCAATCTCCCAACCGAAATTAGTCGCGTAGTTAGTCGTATATTCGGAAATGACCGATTGTATCTTGTCCGTCAGCATGGCTTGGGTACTGACCCGGGAGGACATTAAATCTTTAGATATGGCGCCCAGACCGTCTTGATTAATCAGTAAAACGTCGCCCCCGTATTGCGCCACGCAACGCGTACCGACCGGATTCCCCACGTCGAAGACGCCGACGAGTGACCATGTAGACGAACTTGCCGGGTCGGTTCCCTGATAAACCACAACTTGGCCCATTGAGGTAAAAAATGCGGCGTAATCGTCTAAGCCCGTTCCCGCGTCCAAGGTCCAGTCTGCCATTGCGATGACGTAACCACCGTTATGACACAGCGCGGATAAATCGACCACGTTCGCCGCGCCCCCAATCGACAGAGCAGGCATATACCAAATCCGCAACGAATTTTTTTCAATCGCCCATAATCTTGATTTGAACATCATCAGATAATTAAAAAGTATCGGGTTTACGCCAGTAATGGCGAAATTAACGGAAGGGGTGACGGTGCCTGTTACCGTCGTTACGCCGAGCGAACTGCCTAGCGTGTAGGTGAAAGTGTTCGCCCCGGTGACCGTGACGACATAGGTGCCGTTATAGCCTGTCGGAGTAAATCCTGCGACCACCACGCTCATACCCGTTTTTAAATTATGGGGGTTCGGCATGGTGACCGTAGCCAGTGTCCCTGAGCTGGTAATACTTGTTACGGTAGTAACGAAAGCAGCGGCAAAGATATTTCCCCACGCGGTGCCGTCATAAACCAGCGGCAAATCTGAACCGCTCGCAGCAATCAGAAAATTACCGGCTGCACCCATATTCAGCGTTTGAAATTTATCCGAAGCGTTTCCTGTCAGTGTGGCACCAGAAACTGCGCCTTTATTCGACACGTCATAAACATTAGCCCCTGCGAACGCAAACATTGAATTTGACCCGACCGAAGGGGCATAGGTTGCTATCGTGTTCACGTTGCCGGTAATCCCTGATGCCCACTGGCTATTACCTTTTCGCAGGGTCACATAACTGGGGGTGCAGAAAAAATTGTCCAGACCGACCGCATCTTTTGGGTCCATTTCGGTAAGCGAATCCCTTGCGTTCCAGCCGCCGACCGGGGCCGGAATCGACTTAACAAAGACCTGTTGCGCCCGGTTGACCGGCTGTTGCGCGGTTCTCATTGTCCAAACGAGCCGGTCGGCACTGCAACAACGGGCTGGATTTCATACTGACTTTGGCCGCCGAGATTCAATTTTGGTTTGCTGCCATCCCGCGCCATCGCGTCGGTAATCAGGCGCTCATATTTTGCATAGTCCTCTGCGTAGGCCTGGCCTTTCGCCTGTTTCCAGCGCCATATGAGCCCGGTTATCATGCATGCGTCATCGAGGAGGGATAAATCGGCGTCATTGGTCCAGAACTGCGCCCCGGCGCCCACTGAGGTCGAAATCCAGTAGCGCGTGACATACTCAAAATAACAATTTTGCCCGGCGACCGGAATTGGATTAAATAGAATGTTTCCCTGAATGACGCGGAAAGAATTGAACGGGCCATTTATATTGATCGCTTTGGCCTGTTGCCAGTCCTGCTGAGATTTAGGACCGTAGACCGGGCGCCGCAGATCGCGATTCCAGATCGTGTCATTGACAATATATTTACAACCTGGCGCAGCGGTTTCCAGCAAAGTTTGCGTTTCCGTTGCGGTGGTTAAGAATGTCGCTTCGGTCTGCAACGCGGTCCAGGCGTAGCGTGCGGCCTGTTCCTGGCCTTCTTCTTCGCATAGCCCGACCAGTTGGATAGTTTGCTGATCGACCGCAGAAACGGCTGCGTTTGGGACAATAATACCAATGCGCTTACACGCAGATTGAACTATTTGCAGTACGGTAAGCGCCATTTTTCATCCAAGGTTAGGCAGTTTGTTTCGAGCGCGCTGCCTTCGGTTTCTGTGAATCGGTTAAATCAGGATTTTGCAACGTCGCTATTAACTCGCGCATCTGATCCATTTGCTGCTGCATCCAGTGCATTTTTTCGTTGGTATCGGCTAATTCTTTGACAACCGGTGACAGGTCTTTTTTAGCCTGCATGTCGTAGCGCGCCATATCACGCAGCACCCGCCCATCCAGTCCAATATCTCCAAGAGTAGCGTCCGGCACTGCGGCCAGGTCTTCGACTGTTGGATATCTGATCGCCAGTGTTTCCCTGCGCGATTTGAGAATGCGCTCCCAGGTCAGCAAAGGCGTACCCGAGCGTGGCAACGCTTTGCCTTCCCGGTAAGCCGCAAGACCAGCCTTAAACTCCGTTACCCAGTTCATGTCGTAACGTCCGTCTTTGGCTTCTTTGATTTTTCGCTCAATCCACTCGTCTGCGTAGAATTCCATCGGGTCGCCGCGATGACCGTGCGGCGTAATCATAATCATGGTAACTAATTTAGGAACTTCGTAGCCTGCGTCTTTAGTCGCTTCGGCATCGACACCTTTTTCTATATCTTTGAAAAAAAAGAAAGGGACACGGGTAACTGGGTCAATATAAGACATTTAAATCTCCTGTAATGAACGGTAGCGTTCACTTAAATAGACCAAAAATCCACTTAAGAGAACGCCCTCTTTCGAGGGGTTCCTTTCCACAGCACCACGCAAATTAAGTAATTGCGCCTTGCAGATTGCAGCGATTAAGCTGCATGACAATAAACCCGGTATAGGTAAATGTCACGGTACTTGAACCCGCCGCCGTATTATTGGCAGACAGATAAACGTCCCGACTGTTAGGATCAAGTGTGGAAACAGTGCCAGAGACACCGGTGCCACTAACGGCAAGACCAGGGAAAACGCCATCCACTTTGGACAGGGTAATCTTTGGACTTGCGTTGGTTAAGTTGGCAGTGTAGACAACAGTTGTCGTAGACGGTGCCAGTGATTGTGCGCCCATAATCTGACGCCCTGCACTGAGAGCCGCAACGGAGCCCGGCGTAGTTACGTCAATACCGACTGGCGAACCGGCCGCGACTGACGCAGTACACTTGACTAATGCAGCACCGGAAATCTGAATCCAGCCGTATTGGATAGCGGCATTAGAAGCAACGGCGTTAAAACAGACGCCGATTGCTTTACCGGTGTTTGCCGTCACCGGTGCAATTGCAGCACTGTGCCCAGCCGTACCACCGAACCCAGATTCAACCACCACAGAACCCGCAGGAATCGCCGCAGATGCAGGAAACTGCACATACTTAAATTCTGCAAACCCCAGGTAATTGTCTACGCAGGCTATCACTGTTCCCAGAATTTCACGTTGAGTTGTGTCAATCTGGAAAAATAAAGCCTGTTGTAACTGCCCTGCCGGGCCGGATATTTGTGAATAACCCATAGTAGATTCCCCTTAGGCGTGGATAACGCCTTGTAATGAGCGGTTGCCCAATACAAGGTTACCCTGCCAAATGATGGTCTTTACCAGAGCATCTTGGTTGATCGATTCAACATCATCAAGCATCGTGATGTTAGCGTCGCGGTGCGCTACCATTTTGAAATACTTGGTGTTGAGCATGTAGGCATGAGAGCCCGGGACGCCGCCAGAGGAGTCAAAGAACACATCAGCCGTTTTATATTTCATGCTGACCATCCCGCCTTTTCCGTCCTGATCCGAGGTGTAGCGTTTTAAGCTGGTCTGAGACTGTTCGAAGAAGGTGAAATAATCGTCAGACATAACGACCAGATCGGGGGTGTCCATACCGCGCGTTAATTTAATCCATAGCGGCAGCATTAATGATTCGAACGTTGTCGCAGATGGTGTAATTGCGCTACCACCTTGAAGCGGAGCGGCTGCCGACTGAACGATATTTTGCCAGAAAGCATAGGTAGAGCTGTTAATACCGCCCACCGTGCCGGTGCCCGCGTCTGCAATTAGCGCCTGCAAACCGTTGATCTGATTTGCTGCGGTTCCGTCTGAATAAATATCGGCTGACAGACCATTGGCAAACGAGTGTTGCGCATTTTTAACCTTGGATTTAACAAAGTTGATAATGCGATTCTCGCCGCTATTGGTACGCATTTCCAGACCAGACACGGCCAGATTGACCGCAACTTGACGCCAAGGATATTCGGCGGCGGTCAGTACATCGACTGCGCCAATATTCAGAACGTCATAGCCTGAGTAGCGTTGATAGGTGGTGTTCGAAGCGTATTCCAACGGTTCGACCAGGCTCAGGCCGCCATCTTCAAGACGGACATTATCCGTATCCTGCAGTTTGCGGTAGAGGGCATTGTGTTTGGTTACGTTATCCGCTACGTCCTTGGAGTGATTTCGGAATGTGGTTGAAACCAATTCTGAGAACACAGCAAAGTTGCCTGCGGCGTACCCTTGTCCGGGAGAAGCCATGATTTATCCTTTTTTAAGTCGCGCCAGTCAGTCGCCTGAACGTGTCGCGGATTGTGTCTTCCATAGTACCTATGGGCTTAGAAACTGGCATAGATGGACGCTTGCGTAAATTCGCGCTCGCCGCATTTTTTGCCGCTTGTGCCTTCTTAGCGTTTTCTTCCCGTTGCTCAATGGCAATCTGTTGTAATACAGTCGCCCGCGTGGTCGGATTGGCATAGATGGCTTGCTCATAGGCATCGGAAAGGTCTTTAGCTTGCCCGGCCTGTAGAAGCGCGGCCATATGCGACTTGACACTTTCAAAATGACTATGTTTTGGGTCAGCGGCAAATTGAGCAATTTCACTGTTCAGTGTTTGCTCTTGTTGCCGTTCTCCCATTAATTGCTGATTCTGTAAAAAATTGCGGTATTTGATATTTTCCTGTTCCAGCTGGTAGACGCGTGGATCAATCTTTTGCTGGGTCTGCGCAGATTGCGTTAAATCAACCCCGTAATTGTGGGCAAGTTGGGCGAGATAAGCGGTCTTTTCCGCTGCACTGCCATAACGTAATTTATGATCGGCTGCCATTAATTCACTGATTGCGACCTCTGGTGTCAGCCCGAGCGATTTAATTGTCTGGATATAGGGGGTAATGGCGCGCTCAATGTTCTGCGCGAAACTTGCTGCGTTGCGGTATTGTTCAATGCCTTTGTGGAAATCGGCTTCCCGGCGCTCGACTTCTGCGCGAATGAGGGGGTCGGCTTTGATAAATGCGTCCTGGGCTTCTTTCTTCCAGGTGTTGGGTGCTTTAATCTCTGCCGGCGCGTTTTCCGGCTTGTTCGGGTCTGCAATGAGCGGTTTTTCTGCAAATTTCCCTTTTGCGTCCCGAATTCTTTCGGCCTTTTGACTTGCATCTAAGGGAACTTCGGACTGTTCTGCGGGAATCTCTGCGTTTTTTTCCTGAATGCTGCGCAACGTGTCGCGGATGGTGTCATCCATTGACATCGGCTGTTCTTCGGGAATCTCGATATTTTCGATTTCGGTGGTAGCACCTGAATCAAGGTTATCCATTTTTTATACTCCAGTCATTGAGCGGGACTCTCACCCGCTCCCGGCGCCTCACGGCGTTAAGA